TGAAAAACTTAGGAGTTTTCTGGAGTAAAGTATTACTTTAACGTCACTTCACAGTCCTCTGGAGGCTGTCAACCATAAACTCTGGAGAAACTATGGAGATACTCTGGAGTATTCTTTAGTAATTCTTTAACGCGGGGATAGACTTAATAGGATTTAAGAATACTTTAGAGTATTACTGAGGGGCGGGCAGGTGCCCATACCCCCACCCGTATATATATACACAATCTCAAACATTTTACAGAACTTTAGAGTGTCAACTAGACTCTGGAGGTCTTGGGGCGGGAACACTGGAGTGCTTAAAAGTGATTATGCAGGGCTTTAAAGTTATACTTGTATATCTATATGCAGCCCCGGTGGGCTTAATAATAGTATAGGGTCAGGATGAGCATTTGTCAAGTCTTTTAAAAAAAATAAAAAAAGACTTGACAGATGCTATACCTAGCCCTATACTACTTGTATGGATAATAAAAAAGAACTTACAGAAAAACAGAAAAGTTTTCTAGGCCATCTTGTAGAAGTAGGAGGTGATCCAAAGAAAGCAGCCGAACTTGCAGGTTATTCTGGGAATCATTGGCAGGTTACCAAGTCACTCAAGAATGAAATAATAGACCTAGCGTCAAATATCCTAGCGCAATCTGCTCCTCAAGCTGCAATAAAACTAACTGAGGTGATGAACTCTGACCAACCAGTTCCTCAAGCCAATATTCGACTTCAAGCAGCACAAACAATATTAGATCGAATTGGACTAGGTAAATCTGATAGGTTGGATGTTAGTCACACTGTACAAGGTGGTGTTTTTATATTACCTGCTAAAGAAGAGGTGATAATTGAGCATCCAGAAGCGTAGTAGTTCTATTCCATTTGGATATGTTGAATCTGAAACAGACTCTAAAATACTTGAGGAAGTTCCAGAACAACTATCCGCTTTAAATGAAATAGCTGATTTAGTCAGACAAAAGACCTTAAGCCTACGCGAAGGGGCTGCTTGGCTAGAGTACAAGACTGGACGTAAGCTCAGTCATCAAGGGTTAAACAAGATTATACATGAAAGATTGGGAAGTTAATCCAGATGACTACTTAAAAGATGAAGAAGGTAACTTTGTCTTAAAAGTAGATGGTACTCCAAAGAAACGTGGAGGACGTAAGAAAGGCAGTAAGTCTAGAGGCTATAACTACAGCAGGGCTACACAGGCTCGCATGAAAGCTAATAAAGCAGTAAGAGAAAAAGAAAAACTTATTGCTAAAGCTGAAGCAAAGTTAAAAAGTCAAAAAAATACATTAAGGGCCTCACGATCCACTTTAGCTAAATTAGATAATACAGAAATATCTAAAGAAGGTAAGGTACTTACAGAAGATAATATAGCACATCTTCCTAAGAAAGTAAAAGAAGAAGCTCTTGAAAATATTATCTTTAAGCCTAATGATGGGCCGCAGACAGACTTCTTAGCGGCTCCAGAGACGGACGTATTGTATGGTGGCGCAGCAGGGGGTGGTAAGTCCTATGCTATGCTCGTAGATCCCCTCAGATTCGCCCACAGGGCTGCTCACAGGGCGTTAGTGTTAAGACGCTCCATGCCTGAACTGAGGGAGCTTATAGATAAGTCTAGGGAGTTATACCCAAAGGCTTTTCCGGGATGTAAGTTCAGAGAAGTTGAAAAGATCTGGACATTCCCTAGTGGTGCTAAACTAGAGTTTGGCTTCCTTGAAAGAGATGCAGATGTCTATCGCTATCAGGGACAAGCTTATAGTTGGATTGGTTTCGATGAGATTACTCACCTATCAACAGAGTTTTCTTGGAACTACCTAGCATCACGACTGCGTACTACAGACCCTGAGATTACGCCGTACATGCGTTGTACAGCTAACCCCGGTGGTGCTGGTGCAACATGGGTAAAGAAGCGTTATGTGAACCCATCAGAGCCTAATGAGAGCTTTACAGGCCACGATGGTTTGACACGACGTTTCATACCAGCCCGTCTAGAAGATAACCCGTACCTGTCTACAGATGGTAGGTATGAGCAGATGCTTAAAGCTCTACCAGCGGTACAGCGTAAGCAGCTTTTAGAAGGTAACTGGGATGTTACAGAAGGTGCTGCCTTTACAGAGTTTGATGTAATGGAGCATGTTATAACACCATTTGAAATCCCAGTAGGCTGGGAAAGGGTGAAAGGAATTGACTACGGATACGCTTCAGAATCTGCTTGTGTTTGGGGCACTGTTGATCCCTCTGACGGTACACTTATTATATATAGGGAACTTTATCGGAAAGGACTAACAGGTGTTGATTTAGCTCAGATGATTACGAACATGGAGCTAACAGACCCCTACTCTGTGTCGGGAGTACTTGATACAGCGGCATGGAACAGAACAGGTACTACAGGCCCTACAGTTGGAGAGACACTTCAACGAGCAGGGCATAAATTACGTAGAGCAGATAAAAACAGAATACAGGGTAAGATACAAATCCACGAATACTTGAGAGTGCAACCAAGTGGCAGACCTAAGATACAGATATTTAATAGCTGTCCTAACTTGATACGTGAACTTCAAAGTCTTCCTCTGGATAAAACTAACCCAGAAGATGTTAATACAAATGCACCTGACCACGCTTATGATGCGTTACGCTACTTAATTATGTCACGGCCTAAAGTCAATGACATCTTTAGTCAGTTTAGAAATCTAAGAATGGAACAGGCATATACACCCGTTGATTCGGAGTTTGGATATTAAAATGAAAAGAACTAAGTATAATAATGGCGGATTGCACACTTCTTACTCAAAAGGTATTTTCTCAGTAGAAGGTAGTGCTGTTGGTAATCAAAATCAAAGAACTTCTTCTGCTACCGCAAGTGTAAATACTAAAGGTTTTAAAGCTTCTGCAAGTAGAGGTGTTGATAGCTCAAGTGGCAAAAGTACTAACTATAGTTTACAAAAACAATTACCTAATAACTCTTCTGTAACTGCTCAAAAAAATAAATACAAGACTAGTGCTTCTTACCATAAGCAAACTAAAGGTGGAACAAACTTACAATTTGGTTTAAATAAAGACGCTCAAGGTGTTTTTGGTGTAAGCATGGGCTTCTCTAAACCTTTATAAACGGTATATTTATGGCAGAAAATACTTTAACAGCTAATGGAATTTACTTCGGAGACGTTGAAGGCGAAGATGGCCTTGAACTGACCCTAGAAGAGAATCTACGCAATAACCTAGTAGGTCTAATTACTGATCGCTATGTTTCTGCTAAGTCCTCACGCGATCTAGATGAGCAGCGTTGGCTTACAGCGTATCACAACTATCGTGGTCTATACGGCAAGAATGTACGATTTAGAGAGTCTGAGAAGTCCCGTATCTTTGTTAAAGTAACTAAGACCAAAGTACTTGCAGCCTTTGGACAACTTGTAGATGTTGTGTTTGGTGCTAATAAGTTTCCTATCGGTATTAGTGAAACTAAGATGCCTGAAGGTATTTCTCAGTACGCACACGTAGATGCAACAGCTTCACCGGGTATTGAAACCTCTCAAGGCCAAGCTCCTGAAGAAGAAGCGCCTGATAGTCCTTTTGATGTAGGTTACGAAGGTGATGGACGGGTGTTAAAGCCCGGAGCTACTTTTGCTACAGGTAAGTTTGAAGATATTAAACTTGACAAAAAAGCAGAAGAAAAGGATATGCTTGTTGAAGGGCCTTCACCAGACCCACAAGTACTTGAAATAAGTCCTGCACAGAAAGCTGCACGCCGAATGGAAAAACTTATACACGATCAGATAGAGGAGTCTAACGGCGCTAGTGAAATTAGAAACGCATTATTTGAATCAGCTTTATTCGGCACAGGAATTGTTAAAGGGCCATTCAATTTTAACAAAACCCTACACAGATGGGAGGAAGGAGAGGATGGCGATAGAGTTTACTCTCCTGTTGATGTTAGGGTTCCTCGCTTGGAGTTTGTTAGCATCTGGGACTTTTTCCCAGACCCCAACGCAACAAATGTTGATGAATCAGAGTATGTATTCCACCGCCATAGAATGAACCGTACTCAGCTTCGTAGTCTTGGTAAGATGCCTTACTTTGACAAGGAAGCTATTCGTGAGTGTCTCCAAATGGGGCCTAACTACGTAGAAGAAGATTACGAGCATGAGTTAAAAGATGACAATCGTAATGATGAGTATGGTGCATCTCAGTATGAAGTTTTAGAATACTGGGGTGTTATGGACGCAGAGTACTGCCGACAGGTAGGTATGGATATTCCTGAAGAAGTAGATGAC